CGTCGCTCTTCCGATCTGTGTGATCTTATTGTTTAGGGAATGCTTCTGCTGGATGTGCCAGTTTAACTTCTTGACGAATTGCTTGAATTGTTTTTCCTATTCTGTTCTTAAAAAATTCTGGTGGTGTAGCAGGATCTTTATTTTGTATAGAATTATATACTCCATCCAGATCTGTATTTGGAGTTGTAGGACTATCACTACTAAATAAATATCTGGGAGGATTTAATTGTGCTGAATATTGTTCTACTGCTTGTTTTAAATTAGCAGATGACGCTTCAAAATATGCTTGTGGTGCTGGTGCTGGTTGTGGTGGTAGGATTGGTTGTAAAGGAGGAGGTTGTAAAGGTGCTGGGACTGGAATATTAGCAGGAGGATTTAAAGGATTTTTATCAAAAATACTTTTGACTGAATTATCTCTAATATATAATTCAACATCGTCCTTAACTATTGGGCGAAAGATCATATTATTTATAAAATTTGACATGGTGTTAAAAAGTGAGTAACATCCTATACTTTGTTCCCTAATTGTTTCATAAACCTTTCGTTGGTCTGCTTTTTCTACTCCTTGTGATATTTCAGGTGGAGGTAATTTATTAAAAAATGCTGGATAAAGATTAGCAGTATCTCCCAGCATTTGCGTAAGGGGATTAAATGAAGAATTAAAAATTTGAGATTTAAATGCGTCGTCATTAATTATTTCCTGAGCGAATGTTTTAATATACAACATTAATTCATTATAAGTTGCCAATATTTCACCTTTCTTGAAAAAATCTGTTGCTGTTTGTGCTTCTCGTGTCGTTCCTCTTAATTTTTGAATACTTACACCAGAAGCAAAGAAATTTGTAAGCATCTTATCTAAATCTGCTTTAAATGTCAATAATTGTGACATTCTAATCACATAAACATTAATTTTAAATCCAACATTAATATCTTTGGCAGTATTAGGCATAATAGATTGATTGTATAAATTTGCTTGTTTCAATTCATTATCATAAACCCTTTGATTGAAATATCTATCAGCATTATTTAATCTTGCTCTTTCTGTCGCATGATTTACTTGATCCTTTGTAACTGGATCTTTAACATGTAGTTTCCTACCATTTAATAGTGCTTCTAATCTATCCATTTATATAATATTAATTAGAAAATAATTTTTAATTAATATTTTATTTATACTAAAAAATACATTTAGAATTCTTAACCTTTTTAATATATCCCTTAATCTCTTCCAAAAACTTCATTTCACTTTCGTAGTCAATCTTGTTTTTATTTATGAGATCTTGAACTTGTTTAAATTCTTCAATATATGACTGATAATCAGTAAGAGATTTATTGCGTTCTTTTGTAAGTTGTGTATATGTTCCAGTAATATTTGAGAGTTTTTCAGTAATTACATCCAACTTCTGCTTCTTTAATAGTGAAACTTGTTGCTGTGATCTTACCAACCTTAATGCGTTTTCATGTTCCAAAGTCAAAGATTTACCAATTTCATCTATAAATACTTCCACCTTTTTACTACTAACTGGGATGGGTTTGACGACTTGCGAAGGAGTTGTCTTACCTGAAAGTAGATTTACGGATGTGGTAGGTATTCCTTCACAAAATGTGGCAAACATTAATGCTGACAAAAAAATTATTGCTTTCATTTTATATATTATATCTATATAATATTTTTAGTGGGTCAAAATCTGATTTAGTGGGTCAAAATGTTAAAAGTCCTATAAGATCCTTAGATACTATTAATATATACAAAGTTTGTCAAAGTGACCCACCAATTATATTCTGCCCCACCAATTTATCCCCTATAAGTTGCTTTTGCTTTACTTAATGCTTCCCCATACTTTATACCATGTTGTTTAGCATATGCCTTCACATGTGTAATCCATTTAGAAACTTTCTTTCCACCACTTACCCCTAAACCTTTCGCATTTGGTGGTTCAGGATCTTTCTCCCTTTCCTGTGAAATTTTACCAATTACTTTATTATTTGCTGGATTAGATCTTGCCATAGCATCCACCAATTTTTCACTTGCTTCCATATCAGCAATTGGTTCTAATCCTTTGCCTTGAAGATGTGCTATTTTAAGTGCCAGACGCTGTTGTTTATTCATACCTCTTTTACCACCAATAACCCTTACTCCACCTTTATAAAGTTGTTTGTCACCACTTAGAAGGCGTGTATCACTTGCTTTTGATCCACCACTCGCACCCATACCAGTCAAGTCAGCATCGCTGAAAAAATCACCATCCTTGGTTGTAGCACGAGGTTGTTGTTCTCCTAAATCACCATATTTTGCCTTATCATACATTCCACCACTCACACCCTTACCTTCCTTTTTGCCTGAAAACTTACCAGCAACATCTGCTATTTTACCAGCAGTATCAATTACAGGAGTAATAGCAGGAATTGCTGTATCAGTAATCCAATTCCAAGCGTCACTAAAACCTTTACTAAGATCATCCCAGAAGTCTCCGCCAGACATACCAAGACCCATGACAAGGGGTTCTAAATCACTAATTTCATTATAATCAACATTACCACCAGACATACCCAGACCAAGAAGAAGAGGAGCAAATGAAAGAAGAGAAGACCAGTCAAAGTCACCACCACTAAGTCCTCGTCCGTGTAATTTTTTAAGTTGCTTTTTAAGTAATACTTCCGCCAGTTTTCTATTCATAACTGCCTTTTTACCACCACTCATACCACCTCCACTTTGACCCATACCAGAAAATATATCACCCATGGCATCCGCCATATTCATATTCTGTTCGTAAGTCATAGCACCACCGCTTTCACCAAGACCAAGAAGAGGAAGAAAAGGAGCAACTTTTGAAAATGTATCACCAAGATCACTCCAAAAATCACCACCAGACATTCCCTTACCTTTCATTTTATGCTTCAATAACATATCAGCGATTACCTGTTGAACCATACCTATTTTCTGTTTCTTTGATACAGATGAAGGTTTGCGTCCTCCTAACAACATGGTTGCCTGTAATTCAGGGTTTAACATGACTGGGTGATCTGTGTCACTTATTTCATCTCCACCAGACATTCCATTACCTAATTTTCCTTGCCTATATTTTGCCCCCTTACGCTGATAATCATTCATAAATGACTTTGGAAGAGGAAGACCATTACAAGGCATAGCACCTGTTTTATTAGTTAAACAACAATAGTCATTTTGTTTTACAATATATTTACCACCAGACATTCCAGCATTCGTGATCTCATTAAAAGGAGGAATTCCACTATTAGCAATATTACCTCCACTCATACCAGATCCATAAGTATATCCAATATATGGAGCATTTACAGACATGTCGCCTCCGCTGTAACCCATTCCATCTACATAATCATCTTCACCAAGACCAAGAAGAGGAAGAAAAGGAGCAACTTTACCAGCAGTATCAATAATAGGATTCCAAACACTCATAAATCCATCGGCAAAATCACTCCAAAAGTCACCACCGCTTAGACCTTCTCCGCTGTAACCACCTCCATGTAAAGGTTGAATTAATGATTGAGCGAAATCATTTTTAAGATTAGCAACATCTAATCGTTTTTGGTGATTTGCTATTGCCTGATTATAGGAATTTCTATAACTTGCCATTTTATATAATAGTATTAGAAAATAATATTATTTAAAAAATAATAATTACTATGGAGAATTTATATAAATTTATACTAAATTGTTTTTTACAATATATTCCCTATCCGTTCCTATATCCGTTCCTATATCCGTTCCTATATCCGTTCCTATATCCGTTCCTATTATTAATTTTATTTATTAAAAAAATACTAAATAAAAATGACTTAAAGAAATGCCAATTATATATATTATAACATGGCGACCCAGCAATTAGCAGAAGTTCTATTCAACAATAGTGATCTTATCCCAGAAGGATTATACCTTCAACTTATGAATTTAAGTAAAGATATTTTCAAAGAGAAAAAAGAAGAAAAAATTATAAAGCATACAATTATGGTTTATCAAGACGCAGATCATTATAAAAAATTTCATGAATATCATGTTAATCCATTTGAGTTTAATCATGTTACTTATGAATATGTTTTTGAGGTTCAATCACCTTTTTTAAATAGAAAAACTTATTATGAAATTATTAAGAAAAATAAAGTTTCTTTTATTTGTAATTTATGGGAATTTAAAATAAACACTATGGATGATATTCAAGATCAATATGAAGATGATTATGAAGGTGAAAATGAATATTTTGTAACATCTTCAACAACATTTAATATTAAATTAAAATGGGATAATTTAAAAGATCTTATGATTCCACAAAAAGCATTTTCAAATGAAAGAAAACAAGGATTTACTTTTTTAAAAAATAATTCCAGTATATCAGGAATAGAGATAGATATAAAAGATGCTAAAAAATATTTTCCAGTATATAATTTTTAATAAATAATTTTATAAGATCCTATGTAGGATTTTATAAAATGGTTTTGAGTTTTTTAATGTGACTAATACGAATAGGGAGGGGAGAAACTATTATAAAACCCCAATATTGAGGGACTTACGAACTCTATATGTAGAATATCCGCCCAAATAATGATTTAAGATGCGAGATGTTTTCGCATACGACCACCACTCATACCACCACCAGAAGCACCACCGCCAGAAGTGCCCTCACCCATAATCAAATCCTTCACCTTCTCTGCCTTACCTGCGTAAGGAGCAATTGAAGAGCATAGGGATTTGAATGAATCTTCCCATGATCCACCAATAAGACGAGCAACAGAAGATTTTGAATAAGAAGGTTGAGAAGAAACTGAAAGAACATCGGCACGAGAAAGAATTGCCGTATAAGTTTGCGAAGTGCCTCTTTCAATTGTAAAGACACCGCTATTCATGGTAATAAGCACGATCTCATACTGATTAGTGCTATCATTAATTGCTTCAAGTGTGTTATTTTGAAATGTGGTTTGAAATTGAAGTTGGAAAGCACCAATACTTCCAGGAGCATATACATCGTCTAATTCTACATGTCTTCCCATTTCTAAGCATAAAACAGAACCACATGTTGAAATTCTCTTAACACCAGAAGCATCGCCATCTACAAAAGGAACATTTGAACCATAATTAGCGAACCCAGTAAATTCCGCCCATGTCTGGTTGCTTCCTGATTCCACACTCATCCTCCACAGATCATACTGACGAGCAGATGATAAGAGACCTGCTTTATTATTAAAATTAATATTAATAGCAGTAATAGGTAAGAAACTATCACTATCAAAAGCATCTTGACTTGCCAGAACTTTTCGGCAACAAATGATAAGTTTATCAGGAACAGAGTTTAATTGAATTGATTGAAAATTAACAGTCACAGAAGGAACGACTAATGGTTGAATTCCTGCTTTTGGGATCATCGCAGGGAGGGCGGTCATAGGTGTTAAGTAGCGAGGATATTCAGCAAAGGGGACTACATTTCTGCTACTAACTAAGTCACTTGGTTGTCTTGTAAAAAACTCCATAACTAACTGAGCGTTAGTAATTGCCTGATTTGGAAGTGAAATAGTAGCAGTTCCGTTTTCAAATAGATCCTGATTAGCAAGACGAACAAGACGATTAGGAAGACCAAGATTGAATACAAAATTGAGAGTTTGAACTCCATACATACCTTGATTATTGCTCTTAGGGTCACACCAAATAAATGGAGAAAGCATTAAAGGTTCGTAAGTAGTAAATGTTAAGATGACATTACGATCAGGACTTCCTTCTCCTTTGGGTTCATTACCAGTAATACTATCAAGAATGAAAGCACCACGAGGTTGAAAATCTTGGTCGTTGCTTACATTATTCCATCCAGCAAGAGGATTGTTAAGAGTTCCAAGTGCGTCTTGATAATTTAAATAAGAGTCATACATGTTGGGACAAGAATTATTATATTTAGCAAGTTCTCTACGATCATTAAAACGAAGTAACTGATACATGACATCCCTTTGATTTTGTGAGACTGTGTTATTGTTTATAGTTGCTTGAATAGTGTTACAAAGGGATTGAAGAGGAAATGGACCTAATGCGGAAGCATAACCATAATTAACTAAAACTGAACCATTAGGGGCGGTGGCAGCGAAAGTTCCTGTGATCTTTACGGAAATAGTTGCCTTAACCATAATGCGTCGTGAGAAGACTGTGCTCTCCGATGGAAGTTGAATATTCCAAGTGATACTGGAATTGCTGGTAGAAATTGCGTTGTATTGTGCTGGAGTTATATTCTGTGCTCCTTTAAATACGGCATATCTAACTTTGTCGGTGGTATTGAGGACATCGTCCTGAATACAAACTTTCTCAAAATCGCTGGAAGACATTTTGTTTTATATAATTATATGAGATATTATTTTTTAAAAGATTATATTAAAATAATTATAATCTTTTAATTCAAACTAAATATTTGTTTATAGTATTTATCCAGTTCCTTGATCTTTTCTCCTAAACATTATTTTCATAGAACAATTACAATTATTCTGTAAAAAGAAATCATGATAAATACCATAAATATCTTTCCACTGAACTGAAATTTGAATTCCTGAAATTGGTGAATTTCCATTTAAATCAATTAATCTATATTCTGCGGAAGGTAAATAAAGAACACTTGGGAAATATTCGTCGCCTCTATTTAAATTAACCACTAAATCGGTGATCTCATTACTTATATTATCGTTTTGTCCCTGAGTATTATTATTCCTTAATATCCTTGGAACACCTATTAATTGAGGTAGTATTGGAATTAAAGATGTATTAAATACTAATGACTGAATGGGACATAATGTTGCTCCTGTGCTATATGGTTGTGACATTTGTAGAATATCATATGGAGGTGTTCCTGTTGTAGTATTTATAGTTGCTCCCTTAACAAAATTAGATCCATATTTTGAAAAGTTTTGAATAAAATAATTTGCTTTATCTCCATTAATACCAACAACGGCAGGATCTAATGTAGTT